CCCCGTAAGCTTGTGACAAAAGACCGGGCATGACTTACTTGCGCTTGGCAGTTTTCTTAGGCGCACGGCTCATCTTGATCTCAATCTCGACATAGCCTTTACCTTTACCCTTGCCTTTACGCTCCATTTTTTCGTGGCCGCAACCACATGATTTACCTTTTTTCATAAGTTACTTGATGACCTTGCGCTGGGAGGAGGATTGAGTTCCGCGCTCTTTGTTTGCACGGACATTCGCGCCACGGGAAGATGCCGCTGGATCTGGGAGTGGAGAAGGTGATCCTTTAACTGTACCCCTTAAAACATTATACTTCATTCCCTCGATTCCATAATTAGCTCGACCAGATGGATTTTTTTGAGGGTCTAGCTCCATTCTCCTAGCTTCACCCAAAGCCATTCTTTTCTTTCTGTCTGCGTCAGCGAACATGTCGCCCTTGTTGATTCGAGCCACAGTTCTGAGCCTTGCTTTTTGTGCTTGATTTGACATATATTTAATTGGTTGATTGTTGATTATCCTTGTTGCATTCCTTGGGTCATCACGCCACCCATTTGAGCTGGTGCTGTACCGATGCGACCAATTTCCGCGTTCTGCATTTGCTGTAATTGAAATTGATATTGCTCCATGTACTTCTGAAGCCTTGCTCCAAATGCCTCATCCTGCTGTGCGCGAGCTGCGACATCTGGCTGCTGGACATACGCTTGGATCATCTGCATTGCCATCTGTGCGCCATTAGGCTGGGCAGGAACCTCGATGCCAGCGAAGATCTTGGCAAGGTCGTCCGTGACATTCTTGGCAACCTTCTGCTGAGCTTCCTCGGCTGGCTGGAGAACATAGTCAGCAAAGATCGGATTGATGCTGGATGCCGTGAACTCAAGCAACTTATTCACATCCATGATGCCATTGCGGTCGAGTTGCACCAATGACACCATATTCTTGAGTTGCGTCTCTGCAGTCTCTGGATCATTCGATTGTGAGTCGAAATTCACCACGATAGAGAAGTTCTCGTCAGGGCTACCCTTGGTCATCGTTTGCGGATTTGGATTGCCAGTAACTTGAAAGAATACCTCATCTGGCCCCATACGCTGATAGAGCTTCCACGCCATGTTCAATACATCGCGGACATGATCCAAGAACTTGGATACCACAAATTGCTGGCGTGAGGCGGAGATTGGGTTGGACATATCCAGACCAACGGCACGGTCTGCCTGTGCGGTCATGGATACTTCAACCTCAACAGAACCATTGTCGGCTGGAGGCGGTGGCCCCCATTGGATCTCACCAAGGCGACGATACGGAACCCTTACTCCTGGCCCCCAATCAGAGGGAGGACGACCAGCCGGGTGCAACAATGGAGGGAGAGTAGCCAGAGAAGCACGATCAATACGAGAATCACGCTCGGTCTTGATTTGCATTTGCGCTCCACGGAGGATGTCCGAGAAGGTCTGGGTTTCGTACATGCGCTTCTGGTCGTTCGATAGGCGCGTAACCACAAAGGGGTAGTCGTCATAACCGTTAAGGAGTTCGTGTTTGGCGAAGCCTTCTGTGGTTGGGTGGAAGACCGTACAGTAGATGCCCTCGCTGCCATCCTCCTCATCGATCAAACGCTGGTAGCCATACACCACCATTACGAGGTCATTGTCGTCCGTGATAGGCAAGCGGTCGATTGTCTTGAGCTTCTCGCCATCTAGGTACATGGAGTCCTTGCCACGAAGCCGCTCGATGGCATTCTCAACCCAATCGGCATCCCAGCCCTCGGAGGTTACTTTTTTCTCAAGCTCCTGAGATGTTAGGAATGTGCGCCAGAACACATACGGAGCGCGTTGAGGATCAGTCACATACGATGGGAAAAGAACCTCGCCATCGGGGGCGCATGAGTAAACTACTGGGCAATCTACCGATGTACGAGGGACAGAGACTTCAGCCAAGCCCTTCTTGCGAAGATCCATAATGGCTTTTTTTGCACGCTTTGACGACAGGTCGGGGAATGCTGTCTGAAGCATACCGAATACCATCTCGTCATCAGCACCACTAACAATAAGTTCCGCTAGATCGGGGGAGACTTGTGCGATTTCCTCGATGGATACCTGTTGCAAATATGTCCTTTTTTCACGCTTCCATCCGACATACGACACCATCAACCCCTTCTCTAGCAGATAATTAGCACCTAGTTCCATCTGTTGACGGAAGTTCGGGATGTAAGACGAGCGCATCCATTTAAGGAACCCAGACACCATTGAAGCCCGTGGCATGGATGCCATCGAAGTCGGGAACGCCTTAATGTGGGAACGCTGCAATGCTTGGTCTAGGATGGCTACAAATGCGTCGATACGCTCTCCGATGACATTGACCTCAATATCACTAGCCCCCTGCCAAGGAAAGGCATTTGCGGCTTGTTTACGGAGGTCGTCTGATTTACCTGGCCAAAGGTTACGGCGGTCATCATACGAGCGCAAGCAAGCCTCAAAGTATTCCTCCAAGTCAATAAGGCAATTGTCGTAGGCATCAGCCAACGCCATGACATTAGGGCCGTCCTCGGCGTAGATCATCGACTCTTCTTGCTCTTCTGTTGGTGCGCTCATGATGGCATGTATTCGTAGAACTGCTCGCCTACTTCTGGGCGTATCATAACAACTTTTATAGGTTTGCCAACTAGTTTGTGCGATACCCTAGGTGGAGCCTTAACTGGGACTGCTTCACCATCCATGCGAACCATTACCCAGCTAGGGTTTGGGCATTTGCGGATTACTAGATAATCACCCTCATAGGTGGTATCATCTTGAGATTCTACGGGGGAATCAAGGGTTTCTGGTTTAGCTTTAGGTGGGCGACCGCGCTTTGCTGCTTTCTTAGTTGGTGCTGTTTTCATGGTTTAGTTTAGATTTCATGTATCGAATGGCGTGTTCAAGGGTTTCAATCTCCTCCGTAAGTCTAGGGGTTTTCCCATATTCTTCCATTTTCGCCCTTTTAAGATACGCTTCTTTTAAGCAGTCAATGATAAGCTCCTCGGCAACTATCGGTTTGTTTTGAGTCTTCATAGCTTGTTAGTAGCCTCCTGCTCCTTGTCTTGTAGCAAGATTTCGGGTTTCGTCAACATGATCTATTCCAGCAATGGCGGCGTAGCGCAGAACATCGACTGGGTCTTTCCATGCTTCCTTTAGTCCACCGTCACCCGTGTACTCCGACAACGCTTGGATGATGTTCTCGCATTCAGAACTGACATAGAAATGCGGTCGGTTGACCGAATCTGCAGGTCTAGTGGTGTCCCATGACATCTTGCCAATAAGTGCCTGTAATCCATCGTCGATGTCTAACCCTGGAGCTGGAATGCAAACCATGCCAGCATCGTTCAAATCCTCGATAATACTCGATGCCCCATCCGCTGACTGGTATTTTGCCGCTCCAAGCCGAGGGTCGATCAGCCTCTCAAAGATCTTCTCGTCACCCTCAAGCTCGGCAATCAAGTCCATGTAGTCACGGATACCAAAGCCCTGTCCTTTAGCCCCTTGTCCCGGCATCCACTTACCACCCTTCCACTCAGCCCAGTCGCCTACATCGACACCCGGCCACTCACGATATACCCAAAATGTGCCAGACGCATCCACAGCAATCCAAGCCATAAACCAATTCTTTGCACCCGCCGGGTCAATAATCTGATAGCGAGTAACATTCGTAGTTGGGATCTCTGATGGCTGGACAACATTGACTTCTTTATTGAACTTGGGAAACTTGGTGGCGTGGGACTTAACTGGAACCCCGTACGCGCGAATTAGAATCTCCTCCCGAGGCCTTCCAACTAGGGTTTCCTTGATTCGCTCGTAGCCACCGAAAGGGTTGTCCTTGGAATGGAAGTAATGGACGCTGGCATTGCGTTTCTTACTCCGCTGGACATAGGGGACAAGCTCACCGTTAAGCAGCTCAGCCTCGACGCTCTGGACGCTTGTAGCACCATCTAAGTATTCCTTAATCACCTCAGTCCACCCGTCAATCGGAGTGAATGTCACCAGCATCTTGGAGTTGCGGGTAGCAAGACGGAATCGCAGGGTGTCAATAAGCTCGTTACCAAGAAGGTACTCGTCCAACCATACGCCAATGTTGTGCCACTGGGGGTCACGGCTACCAAGCTCCGCGCCTTCTAGGATAGTTGGATTATTCTGATACTGAGAGTAGGTCTTAAAGATGATCTGCGAAGCATTAGGCAAGATTAACGAGTTATCCGTGAACCCGTTCTTCTTCGTGTACGAGATGTAAGCGTTAGCCGAGGTTTGCTTTGTCCTCATCTCATGCGGCAACCAGTTCCACACCGCGCTTTGTTGCTGGCGAATGCTGACCTCCGAGGTCTGAGCGAAACAGAAGATCTCCGATTTTGGGTTTTCGATGGCAGCCTTGACTACGCAGTAAGAACCCCACGCAGTTTTTCCCGAGTTGTGATGGGGGACTCCAGCTACAATGTAGTTGTTGTAGATTGGAACATGGAAATCCCAGACATAATCCTCTCGGAGGTAATTGATCTTGACAACTCGGCGGGAATAGATAGGGTGTCGGTATGCCGAAGCACAACTCAATAACTTACCCAATAGATCAAATACGCTTTTGGATTGCTGAAGGATGGACTCAAGCGAATATCTCGGAAAAGCTGGCAAAGGAGCTAGATCCACGTGTGACCCCGAAGCTGATTTACAAGGTTTGCAAAAAGCACGGTATACAATGCCAGCGGACAGGTCCACGAAGCGGCGAAGGACATCCCGAATGGAAAGGTGGCAGGATCGTGAACAAGGACGGGTACATTGAGCTTTATTGCCCGAACCACCCAAACGCTCGCAAGCACACGCGCTATATCCTTGAGCATCGTCTAGTGATGGAGAAGCATCTTGGTCGGCATTTAACCCGCTCGGAAGTTGTTCACCACAAGAACGGAGTGAAAGACGATAATCGCATTGAGAATCTTGAACTGTTTGAAAGCAATGCTCGCCATCTTGAGGTGACTCTAAAGGGTTGCGTTCCGAACTGGACTGAGGATGGTAAGCGCAGAATGGGCTTGAAAGCTCGTCGTTCAGCTTGATGTCTCCGACTGGCATCCACCCCAACTTGTGAAGGACAAGGTGAGACTTCGAACAACGAAATGATTCGCCATTATCTAAAATAACTTCGTAAATTCCCTGCTTGTCTTTTCTAAAGGATGGCTGTGCTTTGGCTATAACTACCTTCTCACCATCCCAGGCGTGTACATGGAAGTCGCTATTTAGGCTCATCACGCACTTGCTGCGCTTTAGGACTGGGTCATAAATCTCTTGCTCTGGGGCAAGACACCTGTTCCCCCCGAGTGCCAGAACCTCAGAGACTTGCGACAATTGCTCTTCAGCTTTCTCCCAATGCGGAAGCCTAAACCCGTATCGGAATGGATCTTTCTCGGCGTTCTCGATAGCCTCATGGTAGATCCGATGAAGCTCAATGAGATCATCTGGCTCCATCAAGGCTACCTCGTCATCGCTGGGAGGCTGAAGGATTGGATGTTTGCGCCACTGCATTAGTTCGTTTTATACGCACCAGTCTCCATTAGGATGTCTTTGATGTGATAGACACTATCACACTCCTCGCAACAAAACGCATCTTCCTCGGCTGGAAACGACCCTCTATTCCCGTCAACAAAGTGAAGCTCTCGACGCTTCTTGCAATGCTTACATACGCCAATGAAGGGCTTGACGAACTTCTCCAGCACCACATTCCAAATCTTAGCGTTGAACTTCTCTGCTAGATACGAAGCGTAAACGCTGGTGTGGCACTTGTGCTGAACGCCGTCATGCTCGACCATGTAGTGGCGAACGAGGTTGCCACTATCCTTAGCGTAATCAGCGTATCTTGATTCTGGTTCTGGTATCATTCTACGATTTCGGCTTCTACTGCTTGCGTTTTGACTTTATTGGCAATACGAGACTTAGCTTCTGCGATCATCTTGGCAGCATCGTCAATAGACGGCCCCTTGCGATGCTCTACAATGGTACTAGCCATGCCAGAGAGCTGTCCAGCCTTATCGGTCATAATGCCAATAGTCAACGCCAATCGGTCTGGGGAGATTGCCTTGAGCTGGTCTGGGTCACGG